GTCGTGACCATGTTATGTACGATGTGTGGGAGCGGCAGGGGTACCTCATGACAACAGAAGGCAATGTGGTGCACTACGGCTTTATCGAGCAGTTCATCTGCCAGTTGAATGAGCGCTACAATATCCGCGAGATTGCCTATGACCGCTGGAATGCCAGCATGATGGTACAGAATCTGCAGGATGATGGCTTTACCATGGTTCCATTTGGACAGGGATTCAAAGATATGAGTCCTCCGACCAAGGAACTGATGCGCATTGTCCTGGAGGGAAAACTCAGTCACGGTGGTCATCCAGTGCTTCGCTGGAACATGGACAACGCTTTTGTTCGAACCGATCCAGCAGGGAATGTGAAGATCGACAAGGAAAAATCCACCGAGAAAGTGGACGGTGCAGTCGCCCTGGTCATGGCGCTTGACCGCGCAATGAAACACCAAAGCAGCAGCGAGTCGGTATATGACCGACGCGGCTTGCTTGTGCTCTGAGGTGAGATGATGCCAATGAAACCCAAACGGCCCTGCCGACATCCCGGATGTCCTGCGCTTTCTGAAGGTGTTTACTGCGAAACACATCGTCCGCTGTACGCCCGGGAGAATGCTTCAGCCCGAGGCTACGATTCCCGCTGGAAGCAAGCGCGAAAGGCATACCTGCGGCAACATCCGCTGTGCGCTGAATGCAGGCGGGCAGGTAAGTTAACTCCGGCAACTGTGGTGGACCATATCATCCCGCATCGCGGTGATGCCCAACTTTTCTGGGATAAATCAAATTGGCAGCCCCTTTGCAAGGACTGCCATGATCATAAGACCGGTAGCGGTCTGTAATCTGGAGGTGCTATGAAGAATCCATTTTTCCGTCTTTTTCATCCGAGGGACAAGCCCACTGACGTAGTGAGTGCTGCACCGGTGTTCTACTTTGGCAGCAGCGGCTCCGGAAAGGCGGTCAACGCCCGTACGGCGATCCAAATGTCCACGGTATACGCCTGTGTGCGAGTCATCGCGGAAACCATTGCCAGCCTGCCGCTTCATGTGTATGAAAGCAACGAAGGTGGTAGCGCCAAGGCAGTAAAGCACCCTCTGTATCGACTTATCCATGACGAACCTAATCCTGAGATGACCTCCTTCGTCTGGCGCGAAACCATGCTGACACACCTGCTCCTGTGGGGCAACAGCTACAGCCAGGTCATCCGCAACGGACGAGGGCAGGTAGTGGGTCTCTACCCGCTGCTGCCGGACTACATGGAAGTCGACCGTGATAGCAAGGGTGTACTGACCTACAAGTACACCAATGCCGAGGGCATCAGCAGATGGCTGCGCCCGGAGGATGTTCTGCACATTCCGGGGTTGGGCTTTGACGGCATCATTGGCTACAGTCCGGTTGCTATGGAGAAGAATGCCATTGGCTTGGGTATCTCTGCCGAGGAATACGGCAATAAGTTCTTTTCCAACGGTGCACGCCCCTCGGGCATCCTGACACACCCTAACACGGTCAAGGATCCGGCTGCCCTGCGTGCCAGCTGGAACGCAGCATATGGCGGCACATCCAATGCCAGCCGCGTGGCGGTGTTGGAAGAAGGTATGACCTTCACGCCGCTGTCGATGCCCAACAACGAAGCGCAGTTTCTCGAAACCCGGCGCTTCCAGGTGGAGGAGATCTGCCGTATTTACCGAGTACCGCCCCACATGGTCGGTGATTTGTCCCGGGCAACATTCTCCAATATCGAGCATTCCAGTATCGACTTTGCGGTCCACACCATCCGGCCTTGGTTGGTTCGCATCGAGCAAGCTATGAATCGCGCTCTTTTTCCTGATCGGGAGAAGGGGCGCTTTTATGTGCAGTTCAATCTGGATGGCCTGATGCGAGGTGACTACAAGAGTCGCATGGAGGGGTATGCCATTGCCCGACAGAATGGCTGGATGAGCGCCAATGACATCCGCGAGCTGGAGAATCAGAACCCCATCCCTGCGGAGGACGGTGGCGATGCCTACCTGTGCAACGGCAACATGATCCCCATCAAGCTGGCGGGGAATACATTCACTGGGGAAACCACTCCCCAGAGAAAGGAGACAGAATGAGAGAGATTTTCCTGAATGGCTATATCGACGAGGATGTGTGGTTTGGCGATGAAATCACGCCAGGCCTGCTCAATGAGGAGCTTTATTGCTCTGGAAATGATCCTCATGAGGATGTGCGCATCATCCTGAATAGCTATGGCGGCAATTGCAATGCTGCTACCAAAATGCACGACATTCTGGAACGCTATCCCGGTAAAGTCCACCTGGTCATCTCCGGCACGGCGGCATCTGCAGCAACTGTACTTGCCTTGGGTGCAACGCGTGTTGAAATGACCCCGGGCAGCCTGTTCATGATCCACGATCCTATGCTGGGCGCGTATGGCAATGAGGAGGATATGGCCCAGGCTATCCGTACGCTCAAGTCGGTGAAGAACAGCATCGTCAATATCTATCAGCTGCGGACCAAGAAGGATCGTAAGCTTCTGGCGGATATGATGAAGCAAACCACGTGGATGGATGCCAATGAGGCTTGTGCGTTTGGCTTTGTGGACGGGATTATGACCAACCCAACCACCGGCATCGAGAATGCTGCATTCATTCGCACCGCGAACCTCGAAGAGGCGAAATCCAAATACGATGAGTGGCACGGTCGCCACCGTCCCATTGTGCGTACGAATGCTGAAGTTCAGAAGAATACTTCAGCACCGGTAGCCCTGGTATCGGATGTCCCTACTGCAGAAGACACCAGTCCTGAAGGCACCCCGGTTGAACAGCTGGTTCGCCAGCTGGATGCTATCCGTAATTGGTAATGACGTCGCTGAAACAGCGGCGTTTTTCTATGTCAACATAAACAGGAGGAACAACAAACATGAGCAAGATCAATGAACTTCGTCAGAAGCGCGGTGAGGCTTGGGACAAGGCCAAGACCTTTGCCAAGGAGCATGAAAACGAGAAGGGTATCCTGTCTCCCGAGGATCGTGCCGAGTATGACCGCATGCTCCAGGAGGTGGAGGACATGGGTGCCGCCATCGACCGCGAAGAGCGCGCCGCTGAACTCGACCGCGAACTGAACGCCCCCACCAATATGCCTCTGACTTCCCGCCCTGAGCAGGCCCCTGTTGCCCGCATCGGCACCGCTTCCAATGAGTACAAGGCGGCGTTCTGGAACATGATGCGCAAGCGCAACGGTATCAATACCGCCATCAATGCGCTGCAGGTTGGCACTGACTCTGAGGGCGGTTACCTTGTGCCTGATGAGTATGAGCACCGTCTGATCGACAGTCTGGCAGACGCCAATGTTCTGCGTGAGCTGTGTACCATCATCCGCACCGAGAACGGTGATCGCCGCATTCCTCTGGTGACCGGTCACGGCACTGCTGCCTGGGTTGAAGAAGAGGGCCTGATTCCTGAGAGCGATGATACCTTCGGCATGATTGCCCTGGGTGCCCATAAGGTGGCCACCATCATCAAGGTGTCCGATGAACTGCTGCAGGACAGCGTCTTTGATGTAGAAGGCTACATCACCAAGCAGTTCGGTCAGCGCATTGGTGGCGCGGAGGAGATTGCCTTCCTGACCGGCGACGGCGTTGCCAAGCCTACCGGCCTGCTCCACGAAACCAATGGTGCGCAGGTGGGTGTTACTACTGCCGGTGCTTCCATCACTACCGATGACCTGCTGGATCTGGTGCACTCCGTGCGTGAAGTGTACCGCCACAAGGCTGTATTCCTGATGAATGACAGCACCAAGAAGGCGATCCGCAAGCTGAAGGATGGCAATGGTCGTCCCCTGTGGGATCCCTCCGTACGTGAGGGCGACCCTGATGTCCTGCTGGGTCACCGTGTCATTCACTGCGCTGCCATGCCCGACATCGGCGCTGGTGCCAAGCCCATCCTGTTCGGCGACTTCACTGGCTACTGGATTGCAGATCGCCAGGGTCGTTCCTTCCAGCGCCTCAACGAACTGTATGCATCCACCGGCCAGATTGGCTTCAAGGCCACCCAGCGCGTGGATGGCCGCCTGGTTGAGCCTGAGAAGATCAAGTGCCTGCAGGTCAAGGCG